GCCCCCTAAATCTTGGAAGTTACACGCAATCTTCAAAAAAGACTATACTGTAAAAGACTTGAATAATTACGAGGCTTACTTGAAAAGTCTTTGTAAAATCGAAAATAATAACTGGGTAAAAGCCAAGATGATAGAGGAATTTGGAGATGATTGGGAAAATATTCGGGCTTAACGGCACTATGCTTAACTCCTCTCAGGAGTATAAAGAACAGCTTGTAAACGAGCTAATCCGACTAACCTCGGTAGCTTCTGTACCAGTGATTAGTCGAATTGTGGCAACTCCCCCAACTTCTGGACTAACACCAGATAGCTATTATATTGTTCCCACGGGAGCTACTGGGGCATGGACGGGAAAAACTAACCAAATAGCTTTTCCTTTGATTGGAGTAACTGGGCAGCCTAATGGCGATTGGGGATTTTGGCTACCTTTTTTAGGGCTAAAAGTCTCCCTTATTTCTGGTGATAATTTATTCTTTAATGGTACAAACTGGCAGGCAGTAGCAGGCGCGGGCGATATGCTTGTTGCTGAATACGGAGGAAGTGCCACGGGAATAGTAGCTAGATCTGATGAAATTGCAGGAAATCCTAGTAACGGTACCTTCTATGGAAAAGAATCAGGAAATAAAGGTTTTTTTGGGTTCTTTCCGAAAGTTTTATCAACTCCATTGACAGATTTAAGTACATCTACCGGAGGTGCGATAACTGCTACTGATACGCTGTTGATTTCGTTAGGTAAGATTCAGAATCAGATTAATAATATCAATCCGTCTGGAAGTGTTTTAACAACTGTATTAACTGGACTGTCAACAACTACTGGTAGCGCAATAACCGCTACTGACAACGTTTTACAGGGTTTTGGTAAACTTCAAAAACAGCTTAACGATCTTAATACTGGTGTTACTGATGGTGATAAAGGCGATGTAGTCGTTAGTAACTCCGGCACAACCTGGACAGTAGAAACTGGTACGACTGCCAACAGTATTGTCAGGTTAGATGGTGCCGCTAAATTACCCGCAATAGACGGAAGTCAGCTAACTAATCTACCTACTGGGGGTGGAGGAACAGGAGTTACAGATGGAAACAAAGGTGATATTACTGTCTCTAATTTTGGTGCAACTTGGACTATCGACAATCAATCTGTCGATTATTCCAAACTACAACAGACGAATGGCGGGAATATTGCATTAGGCAACCCTACTAATGGCAGTGGAACTATCACTGAAATACCTATTGGAGTCGGGGCTAACAATCTAGTTCAACTAGACAATACCGCTAAATTACCCGCAGTAGATGGAAGTCAACTAACTAATTTACCTGTTTTATCGGCTACTCAAATCAGGGATTCTCTTACTACCTTGACTGGTAGTAATCGATTAGATGCTTCTGCTATCAAGGATTTACCTGGTGGCGGGGGAAGTGTAGAAGATTCTTGGCCGATTGCTATCTTTGCACTTACTGCGAATGATCCGCGATTAGAGGGTACTAATTTTCCAAAAACACTAACCTTACCTCCTTTTCCCACAGGAGTAACAATTAATAAAATTTCTGGACTAATTAATTCTTTAAATAGTGGGAGTGCGGTTCTTTCTATTCAAAATAGTACGACTACTATATCGGGACTTGGTAGCTTGAATTGCACTACTACAGTATTAGCCGATCAGTTAGCTACCGCTAATAATATTCTTAGCGCGGGCGGAAGATTAAGAATTAGTTTTAGTTCGATTACAGGGCTAATTAATATCAGTTTTCGGATAGATTATACGGAGAATCCCTAATGCTTCTGCTGACCATTGATCCGATGCCAATCCCTAGTCAGGTGATAAATCTTGCCTCCAATCTACCTCCGATTACCACATCTGTGGCAGGGGGACAAATATCCCCTAGTGCGTGGGGAAGTTCGAGTTTTACAACTGGCACTAACCCTTTTGCCATTACATTAGTCACTCTTCGGTTTGCACAAATCACTGCAGCTACTCCACCTAACAATTTATTTGTCCGTCTCTATAACGACAACTCTGGGAATCCCGGCAGTGAGATAACCAGTTTTACTTTTACTAACCCTGGTTCCATTACTACCACTACCGCCAATAACATCTTTACCCTTACTACTCCGCAAACATTATCTGCTAATACTACTTTCTGGTTAGTCGTTGGAAGCGGCAGTGGACAATATGTATGGGCTTTAACTAACTCTGTTAACGAAACAGGGGAGCCTGGCTGGTCGATTGGTAATAATAGTGCCCGTTTTAGTCCTAATCAAGGAGGTAGCTGGACTCCTTATTCTAACAATAGTTTTCAGTTTAGCATTAACGGGCAAAGCTATACCTAACAAGAACTACAATAGCAATAGGAGCAAGCGAAGGTGGAGGCGAATCTAATCCTATGTTTTTAGATGAGCTTCGTATTACCAAAGGTATTGCCCGCGAAATTACTTTACCTACAGCCCCATTTCCTGACCTATGATTCAAAATCTTTATTATCACGTCTTTGGAACTGCTAGAGAAAAAAGCTTAGATGGGACTCAAGATAATCCTATATTTTGGAGAAGCGTCACCCCGATTTCTTGGGATGAAAACCCTTTTCTGGTAACTACTGGGGGGATAAACCAATTTGATCAGGTATGGAAAATCAAAACCAAATATGGGCAGGAAGTAGATATTTATCCAATAGCAGAATCTCAATATACCAGAGAATCTATATCTTTTAGTTTTCGCTATAACGGTGAATTTGTTTTTCCCAATGGGGTAAATTTAAAAAGAACTTGCCCTAGTTATTCCCCATTAAGCTCTCCTCCTGTATCTACAAAGTTAGCTTACAATGTTGAAATCGTAAAAGTTGCTCTTGTTATCAGCCCTTCTTATTTTCCAGTAAATCATTATCCTTTAAATAATCCTAATTTTCCGATAGTTCCAGACAAAGATTATCAAACAGAGATTCAATTTTCTAACTTTGAGTACGATAATACTGGAAGAGCAGAACAAAGAATTGTCGAATGGACTGATCCTATTCGTATTTTTAACCTTTCTCGTACTGCTTTACAGTCTGACGACTTAAACAATCTTTTAGATTTCCATGAAACCGTCAAAGGAGCAAAAGGGGATTTTCTCTATCGCGATTTATCTGATTTTGAAGTTACGAAAAGCCCTAAAATACTTGAGAACGGCGTATCAACTCAGGGCGTTCTTTATCCTAATGCGGACGGAATAAGAACAGAATTTATATTAACCAAAAAATACTCGTGTGAAGGAAATATTCACCACAGACCAATCCTTTACCCTGATCGTGATTATGATCCCCGAACTTTTATCGACAATATACGTCCAATAAAAACAGACCTATTTGGTCTTCTTGTTTCTGCTAATAGTTGGGCTAGGATTTTTTTTAAAACAGGAAATAATAACGAGGGCTACAATATTGGCTCAGTTACGCTTAGGCTTCGGCAGGTTAATTACTCGCCTAATCTATTTGTAAAGCTTGGATTAGGACAATTAATTGGGGATTCCTTGTTGACTGATGGCTATCCAGACCTTGTTGGAGGATTTCTTTTAAATGCTGGACTTATCCCCGAAATAGCCAATTTTACTGCCCTTAGCGGTGTTCCTGAAACTATTAGTAACGTAACTTTTAATTCTTCTTATTCAGTTCATTTAAACCCTAATACTATTTACTGTTTAATTGTCGGAATAAGTGCAAATGGCTCTACTGTCGACAGCTTTAATGGTCAGTATGTATGGGTGGCTAGAGAATTGACTGGATACCCTCTTAATGAAGCTATTGATCCAGAGCAAATAAGCGAATCTGGTTGGTCAATTGTAGGAAAACAAGGCACAGAGGTGGTTTCTACTGCTGACTTTAGCGGAAACGGGGGTGGTACTTGGCACTCAACCTATGATTACGGCTTCAAATTTAATCTCAATGAATATCCCTCTACTCCCAAAATCTATCAAGGTAATACATTACTATCAGGTTATTCTATAACTCCCGATAGAGTAGTATTTAATTTGCCGCCTAATCCTGGTACTTTGACTTGGGAAGGAACTTTTAAAACCCTTTGCCACTTCGAGGAAGATAAGTTAGATTATCAACCAATCGTTAAAACTGTCAGCGCAAGTCCGACTACTGTTAACGGTCTTTTTTCAGTTCCAAAGCTTATTTTGCGTGAATCAAGAATTGAGCCAAGTATTATCCCGCCTGATATTTTTAACGACACAATTAACCACGATTTTGCGCTCAATCTAACTAAGCAATCTACTATCAGCCCTCAATTTGAAACTAACATAATTACTTTATCTTCTGGGGAAAGAAAAAGATATTCTAGAAGAAATACGCCTGCTGATATAAACTCATTACAGCAAAGAAAGACTCTTGAACAAAAAGATATTGAATATTTAATTTGTTTATGGTTATGCGCTAAAGGTTCGGGTGCTACCTTCCGCTATCCAGATTTAGTTAACAATTTATTAGTAGTATCTCGATTCAACTCCCAAAGCTTAAGCTATCAAAATCAAACATCTCTAAGAATTTATTCTCTTGGAGAATTACAAATTAGAAGGTTTAGTGAAGGAATGGTAATAGATAGCGGAACTAATGGTATTTTATCCGATCCTGTTTTAACCCTTTGTCGATGTATTTTGATTGAACTTACAGACGGGCAAAAATTAGGATATACAAACTTCTCCCGCGATTTAACGATTGATAATATAGTATTTAAATCGCGCCAGGCATTTGACCCGACAGCTCTAGAGAGAAAGTTGGGGATCGAGTCAGATAATGAAGAAATGCGAGGAGCTTTCAGTGATAATATTACAGAAAATTTAATCTTCTCAGACCGATTTCAAGAGGCAAAAATTATTACAGCCGTAGTCGATTGGCGTGATCTTCCTAGTTCACTTCTCAGTCTTCCTGATGAACAGGTACAGGTCGGATATATAGGAGAAATCACATCAAAAAGCGGTGAAACTTATACTCTAGAAAATCTTACAGAAGCGAGTATTAAGCTTAGGCAGTCTAGGGATGAAAAAACATCCCCGTCTTGTCGATGGTTTTTTGGGCAAGATAATGGCAATGGCACTGGTTGCCGCAAAATCCCCCCAACCTATACTACTTACGTTGCCAGCGTCGGTGATCGTCGTTCTTTTGACGTTTATGGCGATAATTTTGCTACCCTTAAATGGGGGAAGTGTACCTTTATCGATGGAAAAAATAAGTCAGCTACTTATTCGATCTATCAAACTATTCAGCAATCTGGTCAAAGGACTAGAATTGAGTTATTTACCGGTGCAGCTGACTCTATTGCTGCTCATGATAAGGTAATCCTAACCGCTGGCTGTGAGCGCACCTATAATGCCTGTAGAAACGATTGGAATAACACTCAAAACTTTGGAGGCATCCCTAGCTTTGGAAACTTTATGAAAGGTAATGATTTTTATCTTGCTCCTCCAAGACAAAGCTAAGTTTTTCTAAAGAATTAATTTGAATTCATAAATAACAGTAAAAAACTCTAGAATAGTTTTATTGATGTTTCCCTTCTGCCATGTATTATATTTCTGTTGCCAACCAAAGCCATCCCCCCTATGTCGAGAATCACGATTTAAAAATAAATTTTAACGATCTTGGGACTGTCTTTGCTATCGCAATAGCATTACTTAGTATGTTTTCGAGAAATACCAAATCACAGGCTAAAGAACTTGACCACGAAACTTTTGAGAAAACATCAAGGAAGATGGAATCTCTTGAACAAAAACTAGAGAAAATGGTTGAAAAACTATCAACAGGAATAGAAAAACTGACTACATTAACAGCGCAACTTGACAAAGAGATAAGTCTTATTAAAGCCAAACAAGAAACTTTCTCTTCTATTTCTGATCAAATAGAAGCAATTCGCAAAAAACAGGAAGAACTTGATATACGAATCGGAATACTTGAGCATAAATCTTAACAGAATTGTCAACTTTACTAACTAAATTACCATGAAATTTTTAACAGCGAATCGCAACACTATTTTAAAATCGCACCTAATGGATTCTAACTCCGAAAGTCTTCCTCAAGACTTTAGAACAATCCCAATCAAAGCTAGACAAAGAGTAATTTATAATCAGATTCTCAAAAGAGAAAAAAATCACTATTTACTAGAAGTAAAGCCCCCGATTGAGGGTAAATTTAATTGGTACGCTTTTGTTGGTCACTTTGACGACCCTAATCCCTCGGTAGTCCGCAAGGATCAAGTTGAGGGTGTGTTTGATAGGCTTAACGATAAAATTACTGATTTTCAGTTTCAAAAATTAGATGAGTGCCTTAAGAGATTTGACATTACCACAGTACAAAGAGTTCGACATTTTTTAAGCCAAATAGCCCATGAATCAGCAGGATTACGGTACATGGTAGAAATTCACGACGGCTCAAATTATGAAGGACGAAAAGACTTAGGGAATACCAGACCTGGTGACGGCAAAAAGTTCAGAGGTGTAGATGCCCTCCAAATGACTGGCAGAGCCAATTATCAGGCATTTGCTAACTATATAGGCGATCAGCGTGTTATGGAAGGGTGGCGATATGTCAGCGAAAGATATTTATTTTTACCATCTGGACTTTGGTGGGTGAATAACAAAATGAACGGACTGTGTGACCGTGGGGCAACCGTTGAACAAATTACCCGTCGTGTCAACGGTGGTACAAATGGACTAGCTGAAAGAAAACGGTACTATGAGAGGGCTTTAAGATTTATCTAGAATCTTGACAATTCAAAAAGTAACCTGTAATATTTAGTTAAAGCCAGAGGTTGTCATGAGAAAAGAATTTCGTCCGTTAATACTAGAAACAGTAAAAGGTCATCCGGCATTTATTAACTGTTACGATATTATTACAAGCACCCATTGCTCTATTGAAGATAATTACATAGTCGATGCGACTTCACAAGTGGGAATTGTAATATCTAATGTTGCGGCTAAGGCTTTAATGAACGCGTTAACTACTGATTTATTTTTTTCTAGTGACGACATTGACGAAAGAAGAGTTTTGCGGAGCGATGGAACATTTGATAGATATTTTTAATATTTAGATTTCTCCTTGGATGATTTAAAACAGACCATCAACAAAATGGTCTGTTTTTCTTATATCATAGAAATAGTACACGGCAGTTCCAATGGCAAAAAAGAAGAAAAAGGATGATCAAACATTAAGAGGTTCTCAGCGATCCCTTACCTCACCAGGGATCGTGTCAGTATCACGTCGCTACGATTTAGAGATTACAGAAAATCCTATCCGTGATCCCAGAATATCGAGAGAATTAATCGAACTTAATCAATGGTGCTATGAAGTGATCCACGCCCTTGACATGGCCGCTTCTGATACCTTTGCATCTGACGATGGAGACGATCAGGGATGGGTAGTAGCCAAAACCCTTGATGATGAAGAAACTCCTATTAACTCAGAAGTGTTTGCCATTGCAGAAAACATTAGGTTAAGAAAACAGGATTTTTCAACCTACATGATTGGTGGGGATAGACTCGAGAAAGCCCTAAGATGGGCATTAGGGAAGGGAGAATGTTTTCTAGAGTTAGGCA